TTTTAAGATGAACAACCAAAACATTCAAAGTCAGAATTATCGGGTCTTGCTGGTAAATTTAAATGTGAATAATCCACTTTAGGAGGTTCGGGTGTTGACTTTGGTTTTTCTCTTTTGGATATATCCATCGCCAAGTGTTTTGCTCCTGTTGAAATTGCCTTAGTTCTGACATAATAACAAAGTGTTTTCAATCCACTCTCCCAAGAGTGAAAATGTGACGAAGTAATTTTTGATAATGTAGGGTTAGACATATAGATATTCATCGATTGTGATTGGTCAATAAATGGCGCTCTATCTGCCGCCATATCAATAAGTTGTTTTTGTGAAATTTCCCAAATTGTTTTATATTTAGGAATTAAGTGTTCAATTCGTTTAACTTTCTTATTGTAATTTTTATCTTCGGAATCTAAATAATTGTTAAAGTTAATATTTTGAATTGATCCTTCATTAAAAATAATTTCATTTTTTAAATCTTCAGACCAAATTCCAATTTTTTCAAAATCATTGATTAGATATTTGTTAACAATCATAATTTCACCTCCAACAACTCGTCTATTAAAAATTGCCGAATGTGCAGGTTCTGTCATTTCGTATGAACCAGTAATTTTTGCTGATGAAGCGACTGGCATTTGAGCTGTAAACAATGAATTACAAACACCGTAAGATCTAACATTTTCTTTCAATTTGTTCCAATCCCACATTCCTGAAAGTTTTGTTTCATCCAAATTCCACATATCGAATTGAAATGTTCCTTTGGACATTGGTGACCCTTCAAAAAAATTGTATGGTTTGTATTTACCGTTCATACACAATTGATTACTTTCGTAAATCGCAGCGTAGTAGATAGTTTCAAAGATATCCCTGTTTAATTTTTTCGCCTCTTCGGAAGTAAAAATATAATCCATTAAATAGAACACGTCCGCCAACCCTTGAGTACCAATAGCAATTGCTCTTTGCTCTAAACCACCTTTTTTACCTTTATCAGTTGAATAGTTATTTATATCTACTACTTTATTCAAAGATCGGACAACTTTACGAACTTCACTAAATAAAAGTTCAAAATCAAATTTTCCTGATTTAATAAAGTTTTTCAATACCATAGATGAAAGTGTACAAATTGCGGTTGTTTCTTCGTCAGTATATTGATAAATCTCATTACAAAGATTGGATTGTTTAATGACACCAATGTTCTGATGATTAGTTTTACGATTTGCATTGTCCTTAGAACAAAGGTATGGAACTCCTGTTTCTACTTGGGACTCTACAATTTTACTCCAAATATCTTGAGCCTTAACTTTTTTACCAAGTCCCATAGTTACCGCTTTGTCATAAACCTCTTCATATTCATCTCCATAACATTCTTGTAATGGTTTCAAACCTGCTTTCTTTATGTCGTTAGGACAGAATAGATACCAATTATTGTTTTCTTTTACCGCCCTCATAAAGTTGTCAGGAATCCACAGAGCTGTAAATAAATCACGGGCTCTTAACTCTTCGGCTCCTGTGTTCTTTTTAATGTCTAACAAATCAAATATATCTTTGTGCCATGGTTCAAGATATATTGCTGCCGATCCTGGTCGACGACCTTGCTGATTGAAGAATCTGAGTGATTCATTTACAATTTTTAAATATTTTAACAAACCTCCAGCATATCCGCCTGAACTAGAAATTCTACTTTCTTTACTACGAATGTTAGACATAGATAATCCAATACCTGCAGCATCGGATGAAAACGTAGAAATATCTGTCAATGTATCTAACAAACCTTTTCTTGAATCAGCGTCATTATAATGAAGTACGCAAGATGCTAATTGAGGAACTTTAGTACCTGAGTTAATCATAATTGGTGTTGCCTTTGAAATTAGTTGTTCAGATAATGATCTATAATATTCAAATGCGTCTGTAATATTTGAAGTGACCCATAATGCAACTCTCATGTACATATGTTGTGGTCTTTCAATTACTTTTCCATTTGGTCGTTTCAGTAGATACATTTCTTGTAATGATCTCCAAGCAAAGTAATCAAAGTTATAATCATTTTCGTGATTGATTACCGCATCAATTGTATCTTCTCCGTATTCTTTAATGGTCTCAATAAGTTTCTTATTTATAATCCCATCCTCATAAAGTTGCATCATAGTTTGTGAAAAACTATCATTTGTTTCTTTATGATATGAAGAAATTGCAACCGATGACGCTAATCTTGAGTAGTCATGATGACTACCTGTATAAGATGCTGCAATCTCGTAAACCAACTTGTCAAGTTCTTTTGTGGTTACTTCACCTTCAGTTGGTACTGAAGTAATAACTTTAATAAAGATCTCGTCTGAATTTACATTCAAACCTTTCGCAGATCGTTTTACTCTGTTGTAAATCTTTTGTGGATTAAATGAGACAACCTCACCACCTCGTTTAATAATTTTTAATGACATAATCTAATATTTAAAAGTCGTCTGTAAATGTTATTGTTTCATTCAGTTTTGCCTTCTGATATTCCATTGTTCTCGACTCAAAGAAATTACCCTTGGTTTCAACAGCGATTTGTTCCATAAATTTGAATGGTTGTTCCACATTAAATTCTTTACTACATCCCATTTTCATCAGTAATCCATCAACCACAAACTCAAGATATTGTTTCATTAAGTTTGAGTTCATACCGATTAAAGAAACAGGAAGTGATTCTGTAATGAATTCTTTTTCAATTTCAAGAGCCGACAATAAAATTTCTTTAATTCTTTTTTCAGACGGTTTATTCTCTAAGTGATTATTTAATAAGTGAATTGCAAAATCACAATGTAAGTTTTCGTCTTTGAAAATAAGTGAGTTAGCGTTACATAATCCTTGCATAATTCCTCTTGATTTCATCCAAAAAATAGAACAAAACGAACCTGAAAAAAATATACCTTCAACAGCCGCAAATGCAACTAATCTTTCTGCAAAGGAAGCCTTTTCAATCCATTCTAAAGCCCACTTTGCTTTCTTTTGAACTGCTGGTAATCTATCTATTGCGTTGAAACATTCATCTTTTTCTTTGGGGTTGTTGATGTAAGTGTCAATCAATAATGAATACATAAGTGAGTGAATGTTTTCCATCGCTAATTGGAACCCGTAAAAGAATTTTGCCTCAGGGTATTGTACCTCTCGGTAAAAATTTTCCGCTAAGTTTTCGTTTACAATTCCGTCTGATGCGGCAAAGAATGATAATACGTTCTTAACGAAGTATTTTTCATTGTATGTTAAATTTTCCCAATCCCTAATGTCATTAGTTAAATCCACCTCTTCTGCTGTCCAAAACGCCGCTTGGTGTTGTTTGTAAAATTCCCATATATCATTGTGTTCGATAGGGAAGATGACGAACCGACCAGGATTTTCTACTAGTATTTTTTCCATTTATTATAAAATTTATTTATTTGTTAATTTGACTGTGTTTCTCGTTGTTTTCTTTTTTCTAAAAGTTCTTTAACACGTTGTCTTTGTCTTTCTTCTTTTTGTTCTTCAAGACCTAAAAAAGTCATTGAGCTTTCTGTATCTATTTCAATCATTGCGTTATCAAACTTACAGTTTTCAAACACAACACCGTCATCACCAATTCGAGACTTAGTTATTGCAATAGTAGCCAATTTCATTTCTTTTTGTTGTAATGTTTTTGCCACTGAAATAATAACATGTCCTACCTGTGCTTTCTTAATTGAGCCACCCATTTGATCTGTAGTCACAACTTCCGATGATATGGAAGATCTGTTACCTTGAGTTGCGGTCCAACCAACAAGATTCATTTCGTGACACATAGCTTCAAATGCTCTCATCACCGAACCTTCACTTTTCCATTCATCACCTAAGTTCTTGTCGGGTACAATACAATCTATGTAATCTAAAACAATCATATCAATTTTAATTCCATCAGAAACCATTTTTCTAATTTGATTTTTGATTTGTAACATCGTCATAGTATCTGATGGTAACTTTTTCATAATTAACTTATTTGGCATAGAATCCTCAATTTCTCTAACTTTTTTCATCACCTCATCTTTTTTTTCTGACAAATCGTCAGGATGAATCTTAGTCCATAAAGTGAAGTGCTTTCTTTGAATTACCTTTGGGTTATCCTCAAAAAAGATCTGAAGGACGTTGAACCCTAAGTTAAACGCATGGTTTGCCATCTTAGTTAAGACTGTTGATTTACCAACTCCAGTAGGAGCT